TTAGAACAATCTGTGCATACTTCCTAATACTGCGTATACTTTCTGTATCATGGAAATAGGAATGTCTTGCGGACTGTATTCCGGGCTTTTATTGGTGGGGATTAAGCGAATAAAATCTTTTTGGTCTGCTTTTCCTATTCGTTTAACAGTCCGATAGCTTTCTGTCACGATGGCATATATTTCTCCATAGGGGAGATATTGGACGGGATCGGTCATTTCTTTGAGGGCGATATAGTCTCCGTTGCTTAATTCGGGTTCCATAGAATGACCTGTAATATTACACCACACAACACCGGGTTTATTGTAAGGCTCAAAATTTATATAGTAATCCGGATTAATTGTTTGATCATTTAAAACGAGATCAAATCCACCGATAAAATCTACATTGTAGTAAGGTGCTCCCTTATATTCATAATTAATAGTCGGGAGTGATAGCGGCTGTGGGGTTTCCTTTAGCATAGAGCCTCGCCCTGTTATTAGCCATTCTAAATTGAGGTGAGGATAATTATCCGCAATAACGGAAAGCCATTTGCTTTGAATATCTGTTTTATTATTTATGGCTCGCCTAATCATGCCATCGCTCGCAGATATTGACTGTTCAAAAGATCTAACGCTAATCCCTTGATTTTGTATAAATTGGCTAATTCGTTCAATCATAATTTTATTCTTTCTGTGAAAATAATCACGATTTTGCTTTATATTGTGATAATTATCCTATATATTTGCATCACCGTATTAATATTACCGGCTGTAAAGGTAGTGAAAACGGCTGATATGACAATGAATAACTTTTAAAAACAATGTGATATGAGAAAGCGAATAGTAGTAGATCGTGGTGAGATCAAGAAAATCTCAAAGGATTTTAAAGTCACGAGCAAAGCCGTTTGGGAGGCACTGGTTTATCGCAGTAACAGCAGCAAGGCGAGGCTTATCCGTAAGGTAGCCCTTGAACGTGGAGGTGTTAAAATCGGAGATCAAAAGGAGGCGGTATGAAAGAGGTGTTGTTACTTCTCTTTGGAGATGAGTTCAGGGAGTATTTCTCTTTGACTGCGAGGCAAAAGTTTTACGTGTGGTATTTCTGCCTAAGTTTATGCTTTTTATGTATAACTGATGATAGTCCGATATGGGCTATTATAGTGGTAGTCTTGAATTTTGCCAATGCCGCCCGCCTGATTAAAAAAGTACCATTAAATATAAAGGAGGATTAATCATGAAAAGAGTATTTCACGTTAAAGAAGATGACACTATCAGAAAATCGTTTGAAGATCTGCTTGATGCGGAAAGAACCTTGTACTCCGCAAGATGCCCCGAAATCGTCAACGAGATGGATGACACGCCCTCTCTATGGCTGTCTTTACAACCTCCTTATGTTCCCTCTCAATCTCGTTCACGGCGTTTTTTAGAGCTTGATGAAGAGCCTTACTTCCGCTTGGCCGGCCTTTTGGAATTGACGTATAGAAACTCAACTCCACCGGAACTCCAAACGCGGGGGTTAACCATCCGGATTCGGGATAATAAGGCTTACTTCTGTATCTCAGGTTCAATCTCCTTAGCTGATTTGCAAACGCTGTGCGAACGTTGTCAGGCTGGGCAATCTCCTGATCAATGTAAAAAGTGATACAAAATGATGTTTCCATGATGATAACGATTTGATTTTGCAAAGGTAAGAAAAATCCCGGACGGTCTTTTGAGGTGGTTCGACTCCGCCTCCGGGGACAAAGTTTAAAAAGGTATGGAGTATTTTGGAAAAACAGTATGTGCAACTTACGATGAATTAACATCAGGAAATGATCCGGTAATAAAACCCGGAACATTGAAGTCCTTGCAATACAGGAAACGTGTTGATGTTATTTCTCGTGGAGGCGGTGGAGGAAACATCGCTTTATATGTCTATTCCTCCCTACCTGAACGTTACCGGATCCGCTTTGAGCAAAAGTATGGTGATCCGGTGGAGCTAATCAAAGAGCAGTGCATGAAAGACAGGCTTAAAATAGATGATGCCGCCCGAACATTCTTTGAGGATTACCGGTATGACAAGGCCGGCGAGATGGTGAGCCTTACCGAAAGGAAAAAAGAGGAATACACCATAAACGCCTCGGTACTGAACGAGTTGATATCGATCCTGAATGACCGGGAGGGCTATCGCAAGGCTTTGGGTGGAAGTACAAAGAAAGTATGGGAAACGATTATCGGAACGGCAGACCGCCTCCGTGATTCTTATGGCCACACACTGCCTGAAAACGCCGCCCGGCTGAAAGACAAGATAAACCAATACAAGAAAGAGGGTTACTCCTGCCTGATCAGCAAGAAAATGGGGAATGACAATACCCTGAAAATAACCGAGGAAGCCGGTAACATGATTATAGCGTTAAAGCGGAGTGGCGTTCCCGTTTATACTGATGCTCAAATATTCGTGGAATTCAACCGGATTGCAGAAGAGAAAGGCTGGAAGCAGCTCCGGAGCATTCAGAGCCTCCGTGGGTTCCTGAACCGTCCTGACATCGAACCGTTGTGGTACGATGCCGTTCACGGGGAGCTGAAAGCCCACCAGCGTTACAGCCGCAAGAATAAAACCGAGCTTCCCTCGATGCGTGACTCCTTGTGGTATGGTGATGGTACGAAAATCAATTTGTACTATAAAGACTATGACAAGGACGGTAAGCTGGTGGTTCGTACCACTCAGGTTTACGAGGTCATCGATGCTTATTCGGAGGTATTTTTGGGATACCACATTTCAGACAGCGAGGACTACGAGGCGCAATATAATGCCTACCGCATGGCCATTCAGGTATCAGGTCATAAGCCTTACGAGCTGGTGCATGATAATCAGGGAGGCCACAAGAAACTGCAGAATAGCCATTTCTTTGATAAGATTGTCGGCCATGTTCATAGAACCACGGCTCCATACAGCGGGCAATCCAAAACGATAGAGAGCGTTTTCGGACGTTTTCAGGCTGAGGTTTTGCATAAGGATTGGAGGTTCACCGGTCAAAATATCACCACCAAAAAGGACACGAGCCGCCCGAATTTAGAGCGTATCGAGGCAAACAAGGATAAACTTTACACTTTGGCCGAACTGAAAGCAGCATACGCTGCCGCCCGGAAAGAATGGAACGAAAGCAAGCATTTTGCTACCGGGATGAACCGCATCGAGATGTACCGAAACAGCGTGAATCCTGATACCCCGACAGTGGGCGTTCTCGACATGATCGAGATGTTTTGGGTGATGACTGATAAGCCCTCCACTTATACAGATAACGGTCTGAAAATAACCATTAAAAAACGTGAGTTTACATACGAGGTTTACGAGGTTCCGGGTGTGCCTGATCACGAATTCCTAAGAAAAAATAGAGGGCAAAAGTTCTACACCATGTATGATCCTTATGATCATACCTCGGTACGGCTATACAAGAAAGATAAAGCAGGAGAGCTGCGATTTGTACGGACTGCAGAGCCTTATATCGTTATCCACCGGAATATTCAGGAACAGACCGAGGGTGAAATGTCCTTTATCCGCCGGAATATAGAGGCGAACACGGAGGATCGCATCGAGCGTCAGGTTGATGCACGTATCATCGAGCAGGCGCATGGCGTGAGTATGGAACAACAGGGACTCAAACGTCCGAAATTGAAAGGTGCAAAGAGCGAAACGGAGCGTGAAATTGAACGCCGAGTCCGCCGGTACAGTCAGGATCCGGAACAGCTCTCCGCCGGTAAGGTGACAAAGCTAATAAGCAACATCACGTTTGACCAGCTGAATGGTGATATCCGCCTGAATGAAAAGAAAGTAGCAGGAAAATTATAATTCTAATATAAAATGAACAGTACAATGACACAGAAAGAGAAAGATGATATCCGTGAGGCTCTCCGGGTATATGCAGCGAAGTATTCCAGCCAAAAAAAGGCTGCGGCAAGTTTGAACGGCGTGTCTGCAGGGACACTGAGTGCCGTGATTAACGGCAAGTATGAGAGTATCAGTGATGATATGTTCCGCAATATCATCGCTCAAATTACTCCAGCAGCTGCAGCCACCGGATGGCAGCTCGTGGAAACGAACTCCTTTCAGGAAATATGGTATGCCCTGAGCGATGCGCAGGAGTTTAAAAAAGTCCGCTGGATCGTGGGTGGTGCGGGATGTGGCAAAACAACGACAGCCACCATGTACGCTCAAAAGAATCATGAGGTGTTCGTCATCCTTTGTGATGAGGATATGCGGAAAGGTGATTTTGTTCGGGAGATCGCCCGTAAACTCGGTTTTAAGACTTGCGGGATGCGTATCCGTGAAATATTGGACTTGGCCATCGAGAGCATCATACAGATGGAAAATCCGCTTTTGGTGTTCGATGAGGGTGACAAGTTGAACGATAACGTGTTCCACTACTTTATCAACCTGTATAATCGGTTGGAGGGTAAATGCGGGATTACTTTCTTATCCACCGATTACATCCAGCATCGTATTGACTGCGGTTTGAACCACAACCGGAAAGGCTATAACGAGATTTATTCCCGCATTGGGCGTAAGTTCTTTAAGCTGGAACCAACCTCCTGTAATGATGTATTTGCCATTTGCCAAGCCAACGGATTGATGGATAAAAAACTTATTGCAAACGTGATCGATGTGACGGAGAAATCGGAGTTTGATTTGCGATGCGTGAAAGATGCCATTCACCGGGAGAAAAAGGTGGCGGCAGCGAAATAGTATAAAAACCTGTTCAAACGCTGGTTGAACGGCGTTTGAACGTAATTCAAAAAGTATATGAAACAAATTGTTTTACCACTCGCAAGCCGGTTCCCGGCAGGCCATTTGAAAAGAGGCCAGCTCACCGGCTTTCCTGAGAAAGTGATTAAAGGAACCAAGATCCACACGTTTCGTGAGGATCCGGGCAAATGGGCGTACAACATGGAGCTTATCAACTCCCATAATGCGGAGCTATCTATCCGCCGGTGGATTGGCCGTCCTTATCATACTCCGCAGCTGGAGGTGAAAAGGTTGAAAAAAATCGGTATCCAGCAGGTGCAAATGACATGGGACTCCGATGTCGAGCAGCCGACCGTTTTCATAGACGGAAAACGTATCCTAAACGTGGAGCAGCTGGCTGCTAATGACGGGATGACTCTCGATGATTTCGTGAGCTGGTTTTTTAAGACCTCCAACACATTCGAGGGAGTGATTATTCATTTTACAGATTTCAGATATTGATTTATGGCACGGGCATTATCGGTAACAGAAGCAGTAAGCATGAAGAAAGAAACGCTCAAGCTGACAGGCGCATGGGCGGACGCTTTCGGAGAGCCTGAACGGATTGGCGTTTGGTTTATTTGGGGCAATAGTGGTAACGGGAAAAGCAGCTTTGTCATGCAGCTTTGTAAAGAGCTGGCAAAGTTTGGGCGGGTGGCTTATGACAGCCTCGAAGAGGGTGCGAGCCTCACCATGCAGAACACGCTCCGCCGTTTCAACATGGCCGAGGTAAACCGCCGTTTCCAGCTGCTTGACTGTGAGCCGATGTCCGAGCTTGGTGAAAGAATGGATAAGCATAAAAGCCCCGATTTTTACGTCATTGACAGTTTCCAATACACCCAAATGAGCTATAAAGAATACATCAAATTTAAGGAGGCGCACCGGAACAAGCTGCTGATTTTTATCAGCCATGCAGATGGCCGGAACCCTGATGGTCGGAGCGCAAAGAAAGTGATGTATGATGCCGCCCTGAAAATTTACGTGGAGGGGTTTCGGGCTTTCTCGAAAGGCCGCTTTTTCGGCTCCGTGGGGCATTTTACAATTTGGGATGAGGGTGCGGTAAGATATTGGGGAGATAACGCTTAAAACGAACGGAAATGAGTAAAAATAATCAAGTTATAACGATTTCGCCTCCCATGTTTATCGGGGAGGGAAATCAGAAAGAAAGTATCTCCAGCAAAGGCCACCGGTGTAGCTATTGCCACGGTAACGGTTTCTTTTGGGGAGAGGAACAACGGGAACGGGTGAAAGTTGATTGCCCGGTCTGCAAAGGTAGCGGTAAACTCGATGCCGTGATAACTATCGAGTGGAAACCTGCAAAATAGAATGAACGATGGAAAAAGAAGTACCTGAAAATATATTGGCGAAAATTAGAAAGCTGCTCCGGTTAAAAGAATCCGCCATAAAAATCGGATCCGAGGGAGAAGCCCATGCAGCTGCGGAGGCTGTAAACCGGCTGCTGACATCCTATAACTTGTCATTGATGGATGTTACCCCGGAAGAACAAAAGAATATGATATCCGTGAGTGAATCGGAGAAAATAACCTATCAGGACACGTATGGGAATATTTGGAAAAGGGATTTGTTGCGGATTATATGCGAGTATAATTTTTGCCGGATTTTGTTGCATGGAGGTACGACTTACATGGTGGTAGTCGGTACACGGGAAAATGCGGAAGTTGTGCTCTCGCTTTATAATTACTTGAGGTCTGTATTCCGCCGGTTGTCGGTAGAACGTTGCACCGAGTATGTGGCTACCCGCAGAGGGTATTACCGGACAAAGAAGTTTAAACGGAATTATATAAAATCTTATTTGTTGGGATGTTGCACCGGTTTGCGGAAACAATTTGAGAGCATTCGGAAAACAGCGGAGGAAACCGGACTGATGCTGTGTCACAACCATTTGATTGATGATTATTTTCAATCGATAGGCACAACCACCCATAAATCCAAGAACCGGAATAAAGTGAACACTTCCGCCTATTGTTCCGGGTACGATGACGGTTCAAAGATCAATTTAAACAAGCAAATCAATGGGAAATGATCTTTATAAAATAGGCTTACCGGTGGCCTCTTTAAGTACAGTCCTTATGAATTGGACTTGCTTTAACCGACCGGAGAAATTGCTGATCAGCCCGGCCAAGAAAGATGATTGGGCGGTGGTTGAACTCCGGAACCCGGAGCTGGCCGCAGCTATCATCAAGGATGTGCCGGAGGCAATGGTAAAAGTAGTACAACAACCTGTAAAAGTCGTGCAAATATGAAAGCGTTATCAGCATTAAGACAGGCATTCAGCCTGAAAAAGAACGAGGAACTCGGCAGAAAGTTCTCTCCCGAAGAATTGAAACGTATTGTCGATGCCATGAAAGAGTATGCGGCATCCAAGCTGCAGGAGCAGCGAGCCATTTGTCAGCGTGAATTTGAGTTGGCCTATGACTCCGGCGAAAGTAATTTGGGGACGAACCCGGCCATTACCGAATTGTACGTTCTGCAATCCCTAAAAGAGAGTGAAACCCCTGAACTTGATTGATTATGGCAAAGACAAACAGTTATTCACGTTTTTGGACGCTGCTGGCGAAAATGCCTTGTTCTGACAGGGACGGTTTAAAGCTGCAGCTTGTATCCAGCTTTACGAATGGGCGGACGGACTCACTGAGAGAAATGACTTTGAGTGAATATAACTCGATGATACGGGAGATGGAGAAGCAGACCGGATCCAGCCGTCCGGTCAGTTACGAGGTTCTGAAAAAGAAACGCTCTGCCGTTCTCCACCAAATGCAGTTGATGGGTATTGATACGGCAAATTGGGCGGCGGTGGATAACTTTTGTTTGGGCGTTCGTATCGCAGGAAAGAAATTCAGGGAGTTGTCCGCTGATGATTTGGATGCGGTATTGCTCCGGATCCGCTCCATCCGGCAAAAGGATATGCAGAAAGCAAAGAAAGAACTCAATTAACTTATTTATAAACCATTTAAAATGTGATATTATGGCACAGATTGAAGAAAAGCAGACCGTTGAAATGACGGCAGAGGAAAAGGCTCAATTCGAGGCTTTCCGTAAAGAAAAGGCCAAAAAAGAGGCTCAGGAAAAGGCGAAAGCCGAACGTGAAACGTACCGCCAAATGGTGGATGATGAAGTGAACAGCGCAATCCCGGTACTCCTCTCCTTGAGTGAGGATATCAAGGAAACCAAAAAGACGGTGCTGGAGAACTTTAAGAGTATCCTTGACATGAAATGCGAGGTTCTGAAAGTCGTAAAGGATGACCAGCGCAGCCATACCTTTACCAATTCGGAGGGAACCAAGCGCATCACTCTCGGAGTGTACGTGACGGACGGCTACCGTGACACGGTGGAGGACGGAATCGTGATCGTGAAAGAATACATCGAGAGCCTCGCCGACAATGCTAAAACGAAATCACTCGTGAGCATGGTTTTGAAGCTGCTGGCACGTGATGCCAAAGGCACGTTAAAAGCCAGCCGTATCGTCCAGCTCCGTAAGATTGCGGAAGAAAGCAACAATGACCGTTTCATGGAGGGTGTCCGCATCATCGAGGAGGCATACCAGCCAGCGATCAGCAAACAGTTTGTGAGAGCGGAAATGAAGAACGAGGACGGTATGTGGGTGACCATTCCTCTGGGTATGACAGAAGCATAAGGAGGGACGGTCATGATATACAAAGTTCAATTCCAAATCCACCGCAGAGGTTACCGCAAGCTCCGGCTTGAGGGCTTATACGTGCCGGAAACCGGTGTCGAGATGTCGGTTCCTGAAATGAAACGTGACGTTACCGAGTTCATCAAACGCCAGCTTTCCAGCCGGAACAAGGAATTTGAGAATTTTCAGGTGGAACTGACGGTTTTCAAAAAGCTCAAAACCGATTTCATGTATCACCCGAAATCAAGTGAAGAATTAACCATAATAAAGGAGGAATCAGATGGAACAGACGAATAATGCGAAAGCCCGGTATATTCCCACCCGTGTGGCTGTATGCAAGCGTTGCGAGGGAAAAGGCGTTGTATTCGAGTACAGCGATGAGAACAGGACAAAGGTATCCGGATCCTGCCAATGTCCGACCTGCCTCGGATCCGGCAGAGTGAAAGTGACCAGCTCGGTGATAACCACTATAAAGCCGTTCGTTCCGGGTAAGGATGACAAAGAGGGTATGCTTGCAATGTAAAAGCCCTTTAATCAATAATAAAAGTCCGCTGAAATCCTAATTTTCAGCGGACTTTTTTCGTACTATGGTGCAAATAATGTACCTTTGTATTAAGTAATCAAATCAATATGCAGGAGCAGCTCGTAATACCGTTTTTTTGCCCGGAAATAGAGAAAGCCGGTAACCGCCGCAGAACACGCACGGTTGCCTCCTCCGATGCTGCCATCACCTCCCGCCGTGACCGCCTCGAAAAGCGGAACCGCATCATGACCGCCCGTTATTACTATTGGACTGAGATCAAACGCCGCCGCTTCGATGACGTGCTGAGAATCCTTTCCGATAACGAGTTCTTTGTCGAAGAGCGAACCATCAGCAACACGCTGGTGGAACAGGATGATTTTTACAATGAACTCCTGCGTTCCAAAGCGTCCACCCGCAAGCTCAAAGCGATGTTTCCCGGCTTTGATTGGAACTAATCCATAAACTCGGTTTCATAGATCACGTTATACACTTTCAGACCGTCCGCTCTTTTTTCCGGCGCACCCCGGAGGCGGCGCATCGGGTTGAAAAGGTTCCCGCCGTTCCACCATTGCAAAGCCTCGTGTATCTTATCCAACGTGTCCATGCAGGAGAGAGCGTGTTCCCTGACAAGTTTAGGGGCTGCCGCATTTGTACTCCCTCCGGCTTGAAAGGCCACCCTAAGTGTAAGCATTCGATAAACTCCCCCTTTCAT